ACATCTTGCCAGTATGGTGTATCATTTCTAGAACTCAATGCATAGTGCATACCAACAAAGTTTGCGTGTCCATAGTAAATGTTTTTGAGTGCATAGTTAAATGAATCTCTATCCCACTGATTAACAAAACCTTTGCGTAATGTGTATATCAATGATAGTAACCACTCATATGTGGTCATCAATCCTGTACTCTCTAATGGTTCAATAAAACCACTGGATAAACCAATCGCAACTACGTTCTTCTCCCATGTCTTTTCGTGTATTCCATTTCTCATTGTAATTGGTTTAAACTCAAGATCATCAACTGGAATTTTCTCATAGTTGGTGCGAATGTAATTCTTGAACTCTTCAAGAGCTTCATCATCACTGATATGTTTATCGCTATATGCATACCCTGCACCTATACGTGACCATAAAGGTATGTTCCATGCCCATCCATTATTGAGAGCAGTACAATTTGTAAATGGTTGTAGTTGTGTATTCTTATCTGTGTATGGTATGTGGGTTGCCCATGCTTTATTATTTGGAATCAAATTTTCAATGCTGTTAAATTTAACTCCCAATGCCTCCTCTAACAATAAACTCTTAAAACCAGTGCAATCAATGTACAAATCAGCAGTTAGTTTTTGTTTGTCTGCTAATATTAGAGACTCTACCCCATCATCATTTGTATTAACCTTCTCAACTGTAGAGTTGATTAACTTTACACCTTTTGGAAGACAAATTGTTTTCTTAAGATATTGTCCGAATGCGGTAGCGTCAAAATGAAATGCAACGTCAGATGCAAAGGAAAAACCAGGTGTCTTCCCAGTGCTATCATCAGACATTCTATTGTTCTCTGCAACTGCAGCAATAGGATAATGACAACGTGCATATGAATTATCATCAAAGATCTTACCTCTATTGCCTTTTAAGAACCACCAATCGTTTTGTCCTACTTGTTCTATTGGTCTTTGATATTCTCCAAATGGATAATGGAATCCTCCTGTGTTCTTACCTAACCAATCTGTAAACTTGATACTTAACTTGTAACTTCCATCTGTTTCTTTTAGAAAGTCCTTATCCTCAAGTCCTATTAATGATGTCCAATGTTTTATACCACCAAGAGTACTCTCTCCAACTCCCAATATAGGAAAGTCTGGACTCTCAATGATGGTGACATCCATTTTTGGAAACTGTGTTGCAAATGTTGCAGCAGTCATCCAACCAGAAGATCCACCACCTACGATGCATACACTCTTAATCTTTTTGCTCATTCTTTTTCTTTCTTCGTTCTTCAACTAATTTTAGGAACTCCTCATCTGGAGTAAAGATTACAGGACCTTCAGCAATCCTCTCCTCCAGTTCATCCAATAGTGGATCCTTTTCATTGTTTTCGTTAGTCATTGTTACAAGAGATCTAAGTCTTTTCCGTGTCTGAGTTTATCCACTTCAACAGGTGGCACAAAGGCATTGTAATTATTTCTAATTTGCTCTAGTCTATCTGCTTGAGCACCTAGTTTTTTTAAGACAGTGCGACTATTAACATCAAACTTTTTAGCAGATGCATCAATGTCCTTTCCATGAAGAACATCAATTAAAAAATCACATTCAGACTCATCTAAGTCTGATTCTAACCTATGTATTGTTCCCAAAATACTCAATTTAAATACCCCTATCTTGTGTGGTTTCATCTACGATTGTATCTAATTCAGACAACTTTGGATACATTCCCTTGAAAGTGTCTCCATTTCGTTTATCCTTTTTCATATCGTCATCCATTTCTATTCTACCTGTATTTTCATTAAACTGCAAGACCATCTTCCTACCTGCCTTTCTAGCATCTTCTCTAAACCTTGCAGATACACCCGTAGAATCATTTGTATATGTGGTTACGTGGTCACTAAGCCATCCTGTACAAATATATTTTGAACCCCTAGTAACAACATCCCCTCTATGATGAAAATACCACGAAGCAGGGAAACAAATCAATTTTCCTTGTTTTGGTGCTACACTGAATATATCATTCTTTCCTGGTCCGACTCTAAACTGTGTGTGTCCACCATCAAAATCATCATTAAGATAAAAGAGATATGTAAATAATCTCCTTGCCTGTAAAACAGATCCAGAATCTCTATATCCCCTGATTGGAAACACTATTGTATCTAAAATTGGAGAGACATCATCATCAGCATGCCAATCATACAACTCTCCCTCTTGAGTTCTTTGTATTTGATATCCAGAATCAACCAACTCTGATTTTGTACACTGGACTTGATCCCCTAATCTTTCTTTTATAAACTGCAAGTATTTCTTTACATATGGATTCAATGCTTTAAAAAACAATTCATCCTCTCCTTTCCAATCCTCCCATTGAGATATCCATAAATCAGTGGATTTTTTGATACCAGTAGTATCATTACCAGATTCTTCAGATGTTATGCCTTTACTCTTACGATTATCGTACTCAAATTTTTCAATAATCTTTTTACATTCTCCTGGTTTGAGTACATCTTCATACTCTGCTATCATTTCGGCAAAGTTAGTTAGTGTCATTGTCAGTTTCCCTCAAATTAAATGCTAAAATTATTCTTTTTTCCATTATAGGTGGACTAAAGTGATATATCTCTGGATCCCAGATTAACACATCACCTACCTCAACTTTAGAAGTTGCTGTATTACTTTTGTGTAGTGGATCTTGAAAATAAGTAGACTGTCCATCGTTTAAGAACAAACAACCAGAACCACTTATCTTTGTTCCCGCATGATTATGTATTGGATGAAATCCACCAGGTTTATACACTTGAACCCAAGAGTTGTCAAATGCATCCTCTGGTGCTATAACATCCAAAACTTTCTTAATCCAAGGAACTGAATGTGGCATATTTGGAGTTCCATAAGTCGTAGTTAATCTTCCATGATCAACATACTTACCATACTTTAAACACCACTCCTCAAGTTTATCAACCCATCCATCAGGTATATCGATATGAGACTTGATAACAATAGACGGTGGAAAAAGTTGTCTATGTTCTGTTTTAAGTTTTTCTTCACTCATAAAATGCTTCTAATCCAACTGGTTTTCCAAAACTATAGTCATAAGTTAATGCATCGTTGCAAACATAATGTGGATGATTAGATTCAACACCTAATCTTTTACACAATTCAAGATGATTATCCTCCATAAGTTCTACTGCATACAACATATTGTTTAGTATGTGTTCCTCCTCATGATATTGTAGTAAAGTATTTTTAAGAGTAACCAGAAAATTACCACTACCTGCTGAATTATCTAGGAAAGTAGAATTAGGATTCTTTTTAATATCATCTGGTATTTCATCTATCATTCTAACACAAACATCCGTAGGTGTAAACACTTCGCTAGTAGCGTTTATCCTATCATCTGATCTTTCAATCTCAGATCCTACACTTTTATTATGATCGTTTCTCTTCATTAAATGTCAGGAATAGTTTTGAATAATTCTTTTGTGTTAGAGTTAACTATTCTATTCTTAAGCACCATCTGATATACTTCATCAGATCTCAAATAATCTGCAAGTTTACTACTCTCTTCTTCAGATGATGTCTTTAATATAACTGTAGATCCACTAATAGCATGGTCATAAGGTTTGATGCGAACCTGTCCGAATCCTTTTCCACCATACTTACTATTCATTACAACACCGTGTTGATTTACACAACAAATATATTGAGATCCATCAACTTTAGTAACTTGCATTTCTCCGTTCTTACCACCCATAGTAGTTATCATAGGGTAGTCTCCTTCAATTAATTGATTCAAGTTCAAGTTGCCACGTTGATAGCGATATCCCATATTGTTTGGAACTTCTGAAATAAATTCTGAATTTGTAAATCTAATACAAGTATCAGGAGTAATTCTAATATCTTTTACTGTACCATCAAGATAAGTTAATTTTGTTAGTCCATTATATCCACGTTTCCAAGTGCATATACAGGTTTCTGTCATTGATATAGAAGGAAATGTATCAGGAGAAAGTGCTTCAATAGAAACAATACCTGCTGTTGAAAATAAAGTTCTTCTAAACTTTGATGTAGATTTAGCAAAGTGTTTAGATCTAATTACCTCTGATACATAATCAGATCTTTTCATTGCATCTAAGTAAAAAATTGTATCTAAGGTTTTTGCACATCCACCTGTGGTTGCACCTGTTACTGTAGATGTATCTGTATATGGTGGATTGCCAACTACTACACTGAACTGCATATAACAACATAAATTGGATGCGAGAAACAAAAACTAGGACTTACAGGACGTAATTTCTCAGAGAGGATTTACGATCTTGTGATCAAATCAAGATTTCGACCTGATCTGGGACAACCATAGATCCTTGCCTGTTTTGTTTCCCTGTATTAATTATAGCATAAAAAAACCCCCTGTAAAGGGGGTTGTGACACTTTTTAAACTGACTTAGACCTTCGCATTCTTGTCTTACTTTCAGTATAATTTACAGGTGCCCATTCAATTTCCTTCTCTTTGGTTTTTCTTAAATTAGCACTCTCTTTTTTTACAAAGGTACTAGACTCTTTCTTGACATTTTTTGCAAGGGATTGTCCACCATTTAATTCTTTCTCAACCTTTGGTGGTTCAAACTGTTTTAGATAACCTTTCCTACTGAAAAGTTTATTAGTACCTACAGCATCTTCAGAGGTTATTGGTTCATCAATCATCGTACACTAGACACTCTGGTTCGTCTGGGTGTTGATCACAAAAAAGTTCAATGCAGTTAGGATCGTGGTGATCTCCTGCTTCGATCTCTGCTTTATGATGCTCAACATATTCTTCTAAGTCATGCAACTCATCTTCTATATGATGACGCATTGGTTCAGAAGTAGTTGGATCGGCAAGGATTTGTTTATCCTTTTGGATGTGGTCTTCAATAGTTTTCATAGTGACCTCCTATATCCTACGTTACTATTTATAATTTAGCACTATCTTTTTATGTTTGCAACTTCCAGTGTTTCTTTACGAACAAATACACCTTTTAAATCATAATACAACTTATGGTTCTCTGTGTTAACATAGTGTCCTGTTATGTTGGCACCATCACACGAATATCCATATCCTATAACTTTTTCTGGAACACCATCAATACGAAATCTTTTATCTGAGTGTAGGTAGGTTCCGTAGACTTCATCTAAATTAAACATAAGTATCTTGAAATGTTAGGATATTATAACATAGTATCTATATCATCTAATATTTCTTTACGTTTACTTTAGATTTATATGTCATCCTTGTTGTAGAATGTACCAAAGAATCCGCTATCCCCATCCTTACGATTTTCCATCTTGTCAATTACTTCACTAGCATCTATGATATTTTCAATGTTCGCCATCATATCTGCAATATGTTTGCTGACAAACGGTTTCTCTTGTCTTGCTGAAAATGCAAGTGCATTTCTTAAATTCTCCTGTGCGTCTCTCAGCGATGTTTTAACTGTGTCTGATAGTGCCATCTACTTTTTTCTTGTTGTTTTTTTAAATACTCCTAACTTTGCTAGAAGGTACACTGATAGTATTGTCCAAAAGACAACTTCTAATCCTACGTTATTCATGGTGTGTATTCGTAACCATACTTTTGAAGATACTCCTCAAACAATTCATCTGGGACTCTACCTTCCCAATAATCCTTTTCGGTGTAAGTCTTCATTTTATCACGAGTTTGCTCTGTTGGCAACTCATTGTTGATCCATTCTGATTGCTTGTTCAAAAACATTCTGTAATTCTTTTGATGTTAAATTATTTAACCAACTCCATTCTGGGTCTTTTTTGTCCCATTCTGCAGTAAAAGAACCATCATCGTTTCTGTTGATTTTTAAAGAATCTTTCATCTTGGTATGCGATCAAAGATTGCTCTAAAAACAATTTGAAAGAATGATTTTGCTGCGTTACCTTTTAATTCATCAAACATATACATGTTTAATCTGAATGCATAATTTGCCTCTGTAATGATAGCATTCTTCTCTGATTCTGTAAGTGGTAACTCATCCAATACACTACGGTATTTTTCTTTATATAATTTAGAATCTTTGATATTTTCAAACTCATAAAAGTCTAAACCAGCTTTCTCTAAGTTCATTGCTTTCTTTGCAATGTTCTTTAGTATTTGACCACCAGATAAATCTCCCAAGTATCTGGTATAGTGGTGACCAACTAATAATTCTGGTTCATCCTCCGCAACTTCACGAATACGATTAACATATTGTTTACATGCTTGACTTGGTTCTATTTTAGTTCTCCAATCAAGACCATAAAAATATTGTAAATCCTTTTCTAATGATATTAATCTCTCTAACTCTGGAAAATATAAACTACCAACTATAGGATGTG